AAGTCAGCGAACCACTGAGTAACACTAGACCCTAGCATGACCACAGCACATACTGTGGGTATCCCAATGAACGGTCACGTATCTACTTCAGTGGACAGATTCTTATTTTCTGCTTTGCTCTCTCCCTGCCCTGCGCCTCTTTGCGGTGATACCTTTTACATAATCACTGCCGAGAGGGGCTGCTTCTGCCGGGTACAGTTGCAATTAGGGCCCTCTCCTGTCTCCACCTAGGGGACGAGCTGGCCGCCCGGTGCGCGCTCTGTCTCTGCTCTATGTCTAGGAGGGCTCTGTGCTGCGGCCACTATCAGTGCCCTAGCTGCCTCTCTCTTGTCAAGAACAGTGGTGTCAGTAACTATGGCCAACAGGTCTTTGAGTAGTCCCAGTCTGTCGTACTCTTCTAGGCTCCTGCCGATGTCAGCAGCCAGCTGATAGGCCTCCATGGCGTTGACGTTGCCTGCGGGTGCCTGAACTGAAAGGGCAGCGTAGACACTACTGAGGTCCGAGTGCGAAGCCCCAGTCGCCATCATGTGTATCTTTACAAGGGCCAGCTGCTTACCCATGGCGGACGAGTCCTTCAATATTTCTCTTCGCACGCCTGCCAAGACTGCCTTGAGATCCTCGTCGGCATCAAACCTAGCCAGCGTGGGGGACTTAGCCAGCGTCGAGCCTGGAATTACGACCTCACAGTAGGATCGGCAGGAACTGATGACTTCCTCGTCCACTGCCACGTTGACCCTAGTGGCCCTCGCCGTAGCTGAGAACTTTCCCGACGATATGTGATAAGCGATCGGGTTCGCTAGGACTTCATCTGCGGCTGCCGCCGTGGTCGTGGCGAATGCCCTGATGTCAACAGGCATCAGCGGAGCCATCATGCCTCTCACCCACTTTCGCACAACTTCCCTACAGACAAACAGGGGAGCAGTTCCTGCGGGAGAAGACTGGACCCTGAGCCGAAGATCGTCAGAGATCGTAGGCCACCTAGAGATGTCGAGGTCGTCCGTCGCTGGGTCGCAAGTGCCTCCCATCGCCATCTGGGATCCGGGGTCTCTTGCAACGTATGCCTTCAAGAAGGCTGCAGTGCTGACCCAATGCCCTGCTGTGTGCACGACATTCCAGAACGCCGCTCGTGTCTCTTCCGCAGCTGTATCGTCGAACAGCTCAGGGAACAGAGCCTGCGCCACCTTAGTAACGTACTGTGCAGGGCTGCCCTGTCCGGTGTGGTGGTTGCTCTTCCACCAGAGGACCTTTGTGGCGAAGAGCATAGTGAGCGCCGCGCGCATGCGTCCCTCATTGGCAACGACCGCCCTCAGAACTTCCTCGCTGAAGTTCGGATAGCGCATCGCGCCTTCCTTCAGGGCTGCAGGGTCCTCGGTCACGTGAGCCTTGTAAGCATCCGATGCGGGGCCACCCCATAGGACACCTGTGCGGACTGCAAATGCCATAGTTGCCATCACATTGGCAACGGCTAGTTCTCCAACCGATTTCTCATAGCACCAGTCCATTAGCAGGCGGTTGTTGATCCTAGGAGCAACGCAAAGTCGTCTGTCCTCCGAGGGTGCTAGGTCCACGGATGCTGCTAGCCCCACTTCCTTGACTCCGTTCAACGCGCTGGTCAATGCTAGTTCGAAAGTGTTCGCTGTCATTTCCTCAACAAAGCTGGCGAGATCTAATCACGAGGCCAGCATTAACCGCAGGCAGAGATCGTTGGCCAGGCCCTGCACGATAGCGTAGCAGAAGATAAAAATCAGGTCATAGATCCGGCACTAGATATATAGGGCTTAGAAGGCTCACTACCTGATGCCTCTTGGGTGGAGGCTCTATCCCTTGGTGTCTACAACCCTACTCTGCGGTTTGTCGAGATCGCTG